CGCGGATAGCTTGCGCAGTAGTAAGTGTCCTGGGGATACTATTCATTAGCGCGGCTAATGCCGTTGCACCAATACATGATGGTATTCAAATACAACAAACCCCAAAGATGTATGCAAAAGCCAATCTTCCATTAGATGAATACAAATGCGCTTTAGAGTTATATACCAAAGAGTCTAACTGGAGACCAGAGGCTAAGAACGGCCCGCACTATGGGATACCACAAGGTAGAAGTGAATGGCTAAGAACAGCTGATGGAATACAGCAGGTTAAGTGGGGTATTAAATACTCATACAGTCGCTATAATGGAATGTGTAATGCATTAGAAGCATTTAAGATTAAGGGCTGGCATTGATGGGTGATAAGCATCTAGGTAGTAGCGCATGGAAGAGGCAACGTCTCATAGTGTTGAGGCGTGACTGCTATATCTGTGCGTATTGTGGTGAGCCAGCGAATGAAGTAGATCATATACAACCACGGGTGCTGGGTGGGACAGATGACCTAGACAATTTAGTAGCTGCATGCCGTAGATGCAATAGCAGCAAAGGTAAGCGTAGTGAGGCCCTTTTTTTAGGGCAACAGTCTACCCCCCCTGTCTTTTCAGGCAATCTCTCTCCAAGAGCAGCCTCAGTCATTCCTGAGAATCCGTTTGTAACCGAGTCCACACCGATCATTAACTGATGACTACCAAAGCAAAACCGCCGACCAGGGGGCCGAAGAAAAAACCGCTTGTGGGTGCAGTAAAACCACGCATCTGCACACCCTTTTTGAAGGGCGCATCTAAAGTAGGCGAGGTTGCTGAACTAGCTGACAAGATTGGTATGCCGCTACTCGATTGGCAGCTGCTTGTGCTAGAGGACATGTTGCGAGTGGATGCTAAAGGCGATTTCAGGCGCAAGACCATGGGATTGCTCATTGCACGTCAGAATGGCAAGACACATCTAGCCCGGATGCTCATATTGGCTCATCTATTCCTTTGGGACTCAAAGATGGTTATTGGTATGTCATCGAACCGGAATATGGCCTTAGATACCTTTAGGCAGGTTGCTAACGCAATTCTGGATAATGATTTCCTCAAAGACCAGGTAAAGCAGATTAGATACGCCAACGGCCAAGAGTCAATCACAACTCTCAAAGGCAACCGTTATCAGATTGTCGCAGCTACTCGCGATGGCTCTCGTGGACTTACTGCTAACTTCCTATTTATTGACGAATTGCGTGAAATATCTGAAGAAGGCTGGAAAGCAGCCCGGCCAACAACTCGAGCAACTGGTGGCCAGACTTTAGTTTGCTCAAATGCCGGTGATGCTTATTCCGTAGTGCTAAACGATTTACGGGAACGTGCTTTGTCATATCCATCGCCTACACTTGGCTGGTATGAGTATTCTGCGCCACCGCATTGTAAGGTTGATGATCGTAATGCTTGGGCTATGGCTAACCCTTCTCTCGGCAAACTTATCGATGAGGAGACGCTGGAAGAAGCCGTTGCCACCAACCCAATAAACAACACTCGCACCGAAATGCTTTGCCAATGGGTTGATTCCATGACCTCACCCTTCACAACTCAGATGGTTACCGATACTTCAGACTCAAATCTTCAGATTACTTTAGGCGGCAATATAGCCTTTGCAATAGATGTGTCACCTTCCAAGCGGTCAGGTGCTTTAGTAGCCGCAAAACTCAATCAAGCCACCGGGAAGATTGAAGTTGGCCTTTTACAGCTCTGGACTAGTGATATTGCTATTGATGATCTAAAGATGGCGGCAGATGTGCACGCATGGGCGCAAAAGTTCAAACCGCGTGTAATTATGTATGACAAATACGCAACCCAGTCTATTGCTCAAAGATTGCAGCAATCTGGGCAGAAGTTAGAGGATTGCTCAGGCCAATCCTTCTATCAGGCCTGCGGTGAATTACTAGATGCGTTTGTTAATTTGCGTTTGGTTCATTCTGGGACTAAAGAACTTACAGAGTCATGGTTTTCGGTCGGCGCAAAAACTAATGATGCTGGCTGGCGTATCGTCAGGCGTAAATCAGCTGGAGACGTGACCAGCGCGATTTGCAGCGCAATGTTGGTTCATTACTTGACACGCCCTCAGTCAACACCTCAAATATATGTTTGACACGCGTCTTAAATAGTGAGACAATACTTGCCAACTAGGGTAAGGTTGGTGTATGGGTTTATTCTCTCGCTTTAGCAAGCCAGCAATAATTGAAGCGCAGTATGCACCGCCGGTAATGGCCGATACCTACCAATACCAAATCCCTTACAACTTACTTTCAATAGATCGCATTAGCGCAATGTCTATTCCAGCTGTTAGCCGTTGCCGTAACTTAATCTGCAACACTATCGCAGCAATGGAACTCTCACTAGAGTTAAAGCGCACCGATGAAGATTTACCTAAGTTACCTTGGATGGATCAACCATCACACAATCAACCTTATGCAGTTACAATGGCATACACAGTTGATTCACTATTATTCTTTGGCGTAGCGTATTGGGAAATCACCGAAGTCTATGCAGACAATGGATACCCTGCTCGTTTCAACTGGGTTGCTAACTCTCGCGTCATTCCTAAATACAACAAGACAAATACTTTTATTGAAGGCTATCAAGTTGATGGCACAGTTAGACCTATGTCCGGTATTGGAAGTTTAGTCACATTCCAATCTATGACTGACGGCATATTGCAAACAGGCGCACGCACTTTAACTGCTGCACTTGATTTAGATCGTGCATCAGCAGTAGCAGCAGCAACTCCAATGCCTTCTGGTGTTCTAAAGAATACTGGTGCTGACTTAGGCGAGAACGAAGTTCAGGGCTTATTAGCTGCATGGCGCAACGCTCGCAACAATCGCTCAACTGCTTATCTCACAAGCACCCTAGAATTTCAACCTGCATCCTTCTCACCTAAAGACATGATGCTAAATGAAGCAAAGCAATACATGGCAACTGAAATTGCTCGCTTAATGAACGTGCCAGCGTATTACATCTCAGCTGACATGAACAACAGCATGACCTATGCAAACGTGCAAGATGAACGCCGCCAGTTTGTATCTCTATCTTTGCAACCTTATATTTCAGCAATCGAAGCGCGTTTGTCAATGAATGACATAACACCTTCAACCCAATACATATCTTTTGATTTAGATTCTGGCTTCTTGCGTGCTAACCCAATGGAACGCTTAGCCGTAATTGAAAAGATGTTGGCACTTGGACTTATCTCAGTTCAGGATGCTATGGCAATGGAAGAACTATCACCGAATGGAAGTGCATCAGATGCAATTAACCTTCAGTAGCGATATAGAGTGCGATCAAGGTCGCAGAATTATTTCCGGCAAGATTGTGCCTTACGATGGCGAAATCGGGCAAACCTCGGTAGGCGCTGTTGTATTTGAAAGAGGAAGCATCCAACTTCCAGAACCAGGTAAGTCAAAACTATTATTAGAACACGATGCCAAGAAGCCAATCGGCAAAGCCGTGAACTTCAATGAAACAGCAGACGGCGTTTATGCATCTTTCAAAGTCTCCAACACTAGCCGCGGAACAGACTCACTAATCGAAGCATCAGACGGCCTTCGTTCAGGGCTTAGTGTTGGAGTCGAAGTTCTAGCATCACAACCACGGAACGGCGTGTTGTATGTCCAATCAGCAAGACTATTTGAAACAAGTCTTGTTCAAGCAGCTGCGTTTGACTCAGCAGCAGTAACTAGCGTTGCAGCATCAGCGGCAGAAACCGAAGATGAAGCACTAACCGAAATCCCACAATCAGAAAGTGAGGCCATCTTGGATACTCCAGATGCCGTAGCACCTGAGGCTGTAGTAGAAACCCCTGCGGTTGAAGCCTCACGCCCAACAGTAACAGCAGCAATGTATACTGCTCCACGCCTAGAGTTCACAAAGGAAAAATTCCTAGAGAACACAATCCGTGCGCAATTCGGAGATGATGACGCTCGTCAATACATCCGTGCAGCAGCAAACACAACTGACAACGCAGGTTTAATTCCTACACGTCAGCTAACCGAAGTTATCAACCCACTTGCAAACGCAGATCGCCCATTTATTGACGCAATCTCACGCGGCACACTTCCAGATGCAGGTATGACTTTTGAAATCCCTAAGATTTCACAGGTTCCAACAGTTGCAGTAACAGCTGAAGAAGCAGCACCATCAGACACAGACCTTAACGACTCATTCTTGTCAGTTACAGTTCAAAAGTTTGCTGGACAACAGACATTCTCAGTAGAACTTCTTGATCGTTCTTCTCCAGCGTTTTACGCTGAATTGGTTCGCAACATGGAATTCGCATACGCAAAGGCAACAGACGCACGCGTAGCAACAGTAGTTGCAGCAGCAGCGACAGACGGCGGAAACCGCACAATGTCAGCAGCTAACCTTCTTGACTTCGTTGCAGATGCAGCAGTAGATGTTTATTCAAACACTCTAGGCTTTGCAACAAACATCGTTGTATCTCCTGCACAATGGGGCGCAATCATGGGTCTTGTTGATTCAACAAACCGCGCTATCTACACAGCAGTTGCACCAATGAACGCTGGTGGTAACGCATCACCAGTATCACTAAAGGGCAACATCAACGGTCTAAATCTCTACGTAGATCGTAACCTTTCAGGCACAGGCGATGGAACAATCATCGTTGTAAACCCAGAGTCATACACATGGTATGAGTCACCAACATTCAAACTAGAAGCAGCAGTTATCGCTTCAGGTCAAATCAACGTGGCCTACTACGGCTACGGCGCAATCGCAACTAAGGTTGCAGCAGGCGCATACAAGTGGATGGTTGCATAACCCACACTTAGCAATAGTGTTGAAGGGGCTTTGTAGCCCTTAGCCCCTTCAATTTTAATTAGAGAGGAAATCATGCCAGCAACATACGTAACCGAAGCAGAACTGCGCACAGTTCTAGGCATCGGTTCTCTCTATACCTCAACAGTTGTTGAAGAAGTCTGCCAGGCATCTGAAAACATCATTAAAGGGCATCTATGGTTTAACAATTACTATGCAGCTGCCAGAAGCCTTACTGATAACGTAGCCACCCTTTACTTCCAACAACCACACGGAATGTATGTCGGCCAGAGCGTAACTATCACTAATGCCGGTTCTCCATTCAACGGCACTAAGACAATTACTGAAATTAACGGCGCAGTCCAGGTATCTGCCCTTAACTATCAAAACTATTCTTTGACGGCTTATAACTATTCAATCAGCTACGCAGCAACAGGTTCAGATCAAGTGAAGAACCCTATCCAACCTTTTGCCACAGTAGCGGCTGGCACTAACATTGACTTTGCAACAGTTCCAGAAATTAGAGAAGCATCTCTGCTAATTGCCGTGGACATCTGGCAATCTAGACAATTATCTAACGCTGGTGGCGTATCACCGGATGGCTTTACACCTTCACCTTACCGTATGGGCAACACACTACTTGCTAGAGTTCGTGGTTTGATTGCGAATTACTTAAACCCAAATGGGCTAGTCGGATGACAGTTGCCGTCACAACTCTCCGTTCTACCATTGCAACGGCTTTAAGTAATCCAACGGTATGGCAGGTATTCTCTTTTCCACCTGCCTCACCGTTGGCCAACAGTGTGGTTGTAGAACCTGATGATCCTTATATTGTGCCAAGCAATAACCAACACATTACCGTTGCACCTTTGGCTAACTTTAGAATTAAACTTTATCTGCCATTACTAGACAATCAAGGTTCATTGCAAGACATGGAAACTTTTATTGTTGATGTATTTACTAAACTAGCGGCATCTTCGCTAAACTATAACATTGGCTCTGTGTCTGGGGTATCGGTTGATACAACAGCTGGAGACCTTCTCACTACGGAAATACGTGTGAGTATCTTAACGAGTTGGAGTTAATATGTCCGATCTAACACCTGAGGATTTGGCTTTCTTGAAGAAGATCGGTCAAATCAACACCACCCCAAAGGCAGCAGCCAAGAAAGACGAGGAATAAACCATGGCAATTTTCTTAAACAATAAAGTTGGCTTTAAGGTTGCAACGATTGACCTATCAGATCACGTTACAGCCTTCTCACTAAACCGCCAAGCAGACCAATTAGAAGTAACTGCTATGGGAGACACAGCCCATAAGTTCGTAAGTGGACTTAGAGCTGACACCATCACAGTAACATTCTTAAATGACACAGCAGCAGGATCAGTTCTTGCTACTCTACAGGCTGCCTTTGGCACAACCGTGGCGTTCTCAGCAATTCAAGATAAGGTCGCTTCAGTATCAGCAACAAACGTGCTTTACACAGGCACAATTCTTGTTGATAACCTAACCGACATCAACGGCGCAGTAGCAGACGAGGCAATGTTTGACATTACCTTTACATGCAACAGCACAACAGCACTAGCAACAACAGGCACATTCTAAACAACTAAAAGAAAAGGGCTAACATGGCAAAGTTAAGAATAGTAAGGGTGGATGGTAGCGATACCACTCACACAATTACACCAGCAATAGAGTTCGCTTTTGAAGTCTATGCAAAGAAAGGCTTGCACAAGGCCTTCCGTGAGGATGAGAAGCAGACTGACGTTTATTGGTTAGCCTGGGAATGTATCCGTAGATCGGGAGAAACTGTCAAACCTTTTGGCGCAGAGTTCTTAGACACTCTCGTGCGTGTGGAAGTTCTTGATGATGACCCTTTGGACTAAGTAGGGATTCCCTTCACTACCTCATTGCACGAATGAGCCTAGAGACGGGAATTCCTGCACAATCCTTTATTGATATGGATGTGCGAATGTTCAAAACGTATTTAATGGCTATGAAGGACAGAGCAAAGGAGATGAAGGATGGCAACGCAGCTAAAAGGCGCTAGCCAACTTCGCACCGCCCTGCGCAAGTTTGAACCGGACTTGGCCAAAGAATTACAAGATGAGATGGCTGCTTTCCTAAAGCCTATTGTTAAAAAAGCACGCGGATACGTTCCTTCGGAATTTACTCCATCGCATTGGCGAGGCGAGACAAAGACAGGCAGATGGCCTATTTATAACGCAACTTTAATGCGTAGAGGTATTGGCTATAAGACCACACCATCTAAGCCGAACAGACGCGGCTTCTCTTATGCAGCTTCTATTGCTAACAAGACTGCTTCCGGCGCTATCTTTGAAACCGCTGGCCGCAAGAACCCTAACGGTATGCCAAAAGCACCAAAGGGAACTCCTAGAACTAACAAGAACTTTAGCCATTCAAACAACCCACAAGCCGGTGCTGAATTCATTAGAGCCTTAGAGAACGCAAGCCCGATTGCTCAAGGCAACATACGCACAGGATCAGGCAGACGTGGGCGTTACATGAAAGGCCGCTTAATCTATCGTGCATGGGCTGAAGATGGCGGTAAGACCAACGCAGCAGTTATCAAGGCTTTAGAAGGCGCAGCCAATAAGTTTAGGGCGAGAGTAGGTTAATCATGGCAACAACAGACTTAATGGTAGGAATTGGCGCTGAATACAAAGGCAAAGCAGCGTTCAACAAAGCCGGAAAAGATGTCTTGGGACTTCAATCTGGAGTTAAGTCGCTCGCTAAAGCCTATATTGGCTTGGCTGGAGCGCAGAAGGCTTTTCGTTATGGCCAAGCCTCATTAAAAGCGTTCGTTGCAGATGACAAAGCTGCTAGGCAATTAAGCCAGACTGTAAATAACTTAGGTTTAGCCTATGAAGCAACAAACGTAGAAAACTTTATTCAAGGACTTGAAAAAACTTATTCAGTTGCAGATGATCTTTTAAGGCCAGCCTTTGCAAGACTAATTCAAGTTACACAGTCAGTTACAGCATCTCAAGACATTATGCGAACTGCGTTAAACGCAGCAGCTGGCGCAGGTGTTGGTTTAGACACAGCGGTAACAGATTTGTCCCAGGCATACGTTGGCAACCTCAAAGGATTAAAAAAATACAATCTTGGATTAACAAATGCTGAACTTGCCACAATGTCCTTTCAGCAGATTCAGGATAAGTTAAACCAGACTTTTACAGGCCAGGCTTCTCTAGCTGCTGCTACTTACGCTGGCAAGATGGATGCCCTGACTATTGCTTCAGGTAATGCCAAAGAGATTATTGGCAGAGGTTTAACTGACGCTATTACCTCAGCCTTTGGCGGTGGCGATATAAACAAAGCCACAACTAACATTGAAAAGATGGGTCAAGTTGTAGCAGATATTGTTGCTGGACTTGGCACAATGGTTGGATTTGTAGGCAAGATTGGCAGTTGGAGTGCTCGCAATTCCAATAGGGCTATTGCTGAAAGAGAAGGCCGAAACAGAACTCCTTACGATCCAATGTCTGCCATAACTCCAGGATTATCCCCTGAGTTTATGAAAGGCCTTAAAGAACGTCAAAAGGCAGATGCGGCAGCAGCTAAACGTCAAAAGGAATTGGCATCTTTAGCACAGAAGCAGACCAAAGCACTTAAAGAACAGACAGCTTTAGCCAAAGCAAAAGCAATTTTAGACAAATCATCAGCCGTAATGAACATGGATTTAATTCAGAATACAGCTGCGCTTATGGGCAAGGTAACCGCCGATGAAACCCTGCGCCTTAAGTTGCAACAGGCAATACTTCTAGGCAACTCAGAAGAAGCGGGCAACCTAGCACAACAGCTTCTATCCTCTCAAATAGCAGCAATGAGGTTATCTACAACCAATCCTTTGAGTGGCTTTAATGATTCGCTGATGGCAGCTCTCAAGGCTTTACAACAACTTAGAAAAGAACTTGAATTGCTTGGTTCTACTAAAGTGGCAATTCCAATAATGGGTATGGGTCAAACTGTCCCCACTTCAGTTGGTGGCACAGGCGCACCCTTTACCACTACAGGCGCAGAAGGCCAAACTGTTTTTACTCCGTTTGACACAGGCACAAGTCAAGCAACCAATGTCAATGTGAACTTAAACTTAAACCCAGATGCAGCTAAGTTATTTATCACCGATGTTTATGTAAACAACTCAGCCAATGGCAACTCTAACCAATTAACCCGCATAACTACTCCCTGGCAGCCTTAATAGATGAGTTATCCAGTAGTAGTAGGCGTAACCTTTGACTTTAGCAATGGGCCAGTATTTGACTACCCATTTCTTTTATCAGACCCCGCACACGGTATATTAGACCTAAACACCTTAGGCGATGCGGCTGCTGATATTGTGGACATATCTGACCAAGTAGGAAAAATAAGCATTAGACGTGGCTATAACTTACTACAAGACCAATTCCAAGCTGGCACAGCTACTATTAGAGTTTATGATCCCACAGGCGCGTGGTCACCAGAGAACCCTGCCTCACCTTACTTTGGAAAATTAATTCCTTTACGCAAGATACGCGTATCTGGTGATGGGGTATATCTATTCTCAGGTTACACGATTGCCTATAACTACACCTATCCTAAAGACCAAGAAATTGGCTTTGTTGATATCGAATGTGTTGATGGCTTTCGTCTGCTTTCAATGGCCAACTTAACTACCGTGGCTGGCACTAGCGCAGGGCAGACCACAGGCGCACGCATAGATGACATTTTAGATGCAGTATCTTGGCCAGTTTCCATGCGCAATATAGACACAGGTCAATCAACCGTTTTAGCAGACCCAGGATCAACTCGCACTTCTCTTGACGCAATCAAAAATGTGGAGTTTTCAGAACAAGGCGCGTTTTACATTGCGCCAAGCGGTAATGCTGAATTCCGTCAGCGCGATTATATTATTACCAAGTCTGGCCAGAACCCAACCGACTTTGCCAATGATGGCACAGGCATTGGTTACAAAAATGTAGTTTTTGCCTTTGATGACAAATTGATTATCAATCAGGCAAGCATGACCCGGTCAGGTGGCACGCTTCAATACGCTTACAATGACGCTTCAATCATCAAGTATTTCCCGCACTCAATTAACTACTCAGACTTAATTGTTGAAACTGACGCTGAAGCATTAAACATAGCCCAGATTTATGTTGCAACAAGGGCAGAAACCACAATCCGGATAGACGCTATGACCCTTGATCTAAACACTCCAGACTATGCAGCTGGCATCACAGCGGCCTTAAACCTAGATTTCTTTGACACAGTAGCAATCAAGAACGTGGCTCAAGACGGCACAATTATAGAGAAGATTTTGCAATGTATGGGTATCCAACACGAGATAACACCGAACAGTTGGAATACCACTTTTGTAACATCTGAGCCAATAGTGGATGGTTTCATTCTAGACAGTTCGTTATACGGTATAATCGGCACGTCAGTAATGGCATATTAAGGGGATAAAATGGCAGCAGGTTTAGGATTTAAGACATTTACCACCGGCGAGGTTTTAACCGCTGGGGATACCAATGGGTATTTGATGCAAGGTGTTCTGGTATTTGCAAGCGCAGCGGCTAGAGATGCTGCAATTACCTCACCACAAGAAGGTCAATTCGCTTACCTCAAAGACACAAATGCAACCACTTATTATAGTGGAACAGCTTGGACTAGCATCACAGGCGGCGGTGGCAAAGTTCTTCAAGTTGTTTTTGCAAGCACAAACACACAAGTTAGTTCTTCGACTACCACACCTGTTGCAACTGGATTGACCGCAAGCATTACTCCAAGTTCAGCGACTAGCCAAGTTTTAGTTTTAGTTGCCCAAAATGGTTTATACAAAGTCAACAACGTTGCTGGAAACATTGCGTTAAAGCGCGGTGGGACTGTTCTTGCAAATTTAGAAGGTAGTGCTGCTCATACCAACTCGGGGTCTGCAAACGCTGTTGCGGGAACTTCTGCTACTTATTTGGATTCTCCAGCGACTACTTCATCTACTACTTATTCAACTACAATAAATGCTTCAAGTGCTACGGCTTCAGTTGCTTGTCAATATGCTTTTTCAACACCCGTTGCAACTTCAACAATTACACTACTTGAGATAGGGGCATAATATGGCAAAAGGGTCAGAAGTATTAGAAATGTTATTGCCAGATGGCGGATGGGCAATTACTGGCGATGATTATTCAGGAATTCAATTTATCGAATGTGAACCAATAACCGAAAAAGAATTCAAAGATGGATTTGAAAAAGTTGATGCTTACAAAGCCAAAAAAGAAGCGGATGCTGCAACTGCTAAAGCTGCACTTTTGACAAAGTTAGGCATTACAGCTGATGAAGCGGCCTTGCTACTAGCGTGAGACCACGCCTAAGCAAAAGCGCAATCCAATTACGTGAGCAAATAGATGACTCATATCCGGACCGCGACCGTAGAACTGACGGCTGGATTGGAGACGCTAAACATGACAGTAAATCAGACCATACGCCTGATGCTGCTGGGTGGGTTCGTGCCCTTGACATTGACGCAGACCTCACAGACCACAAATCTGAGAGTATCTACCTGGCAAATCAACTTCGTGCATATGCGAAGTCTGATCCTGCTAAACGAATTTCTTACGTCATACATAACAAGAAGATTGCTAGTCGAATCCTTAACTGGAAATGGCGTAAATACACAGGCATTAACCCACACACCAGCCATATCCATGTCTCGTTCAATAAGGGTAAAGCTGACACAGATGGTTCTTTTTTTGAAATACCTATGCTAGGGGGCACTAAATGAAAAATCCTTACTTCCTAATGTCCGGTGCGTTCTTGTCTGCTTGGGCAGCAAGTAACTTCGCAGCTGACTATCGCGCAGTTCTCTGGGCTATCTTGGCCGGAGTCTTTGGATATGCGACACCTAAGAAATGACCATCTCTAGCACTCAATACACACTTACAACCACACGTTCAATTATTGTGGCTGATGACCAAGCAGCTGAGGAAGTTCACATCCACGCTACTTCCGGTGCGTTTTATATTGGGGGGGCAGATGTAACTACTGCTAATGGCTATCTTGTAGATCATAAAGACAAGGTTGTTTTACAAAACCACGGCAATGCCGTCTATGGCATTACTGCTTCAGGCACAGAGACAGCAGCGGTTCTGGTGATTCAGAAATGACACAACAAGATTTCTTCACGCTATACATAGCCACAGTCTCTATCATCGGTGGACTTTCCGGCTACGTCATTACTCACTTACTGGGCGAAATTAAACGCCTCAACTCGCGTGTTGATGAGATTTATAACATACTCCTAGAGCGATAATTTAACTATGGCACGCAAGGTTAAAGTCCAGGATGATTACTACACACCCCTGGAAAGTTATTGCATAGGCTTAAACACTTATTACACAGCCTTGCGTAAAGCAGGATTCTCAGTAGATATTGCCCTTGCCATGATTCAGGATCAGAACAGTTATCCAGATTGGATACTGCCAAAGCCTGTGGACTTTGACCCAGACAATCCGAACTTCACTCCCTATGAGGATGACGAAGATTAAGAAGATTTGTATAGTTCCTGACCTTCAAGTGCCTTACCACGATGTAAGGGCCACAAGGTCATTAGCAAAGTTTATAGCCAAGCAAAAGTTTGACCAGGTAATATCCTGCGGAGATGAAATAGATTTACCTCAAATCTCGCGTTGGACAGAGGGCACACCGGGCTGGTATGAGCAGACTCTCTCAGCTGATAGGGACATGGCAGTTGATGTCCTATATGACTTGCAAGTAACAGACATGATCCGGTCAAACCACACAGACCGCCTATACAACGTCATCATGAAGAAAATACCAGCGTTCCTGTCATTGCCAGAATTGAAGTTTGAAAAGTTTATGAAGATGGATGAACTGGGCATTAAGTTTCATCGCGCACCTTTAGAGATTGCAAAGGACTGGATAGTCATCCACGGAGACACCGGCAGCGTAAAACCTACACCGGGTCTTAGCGGGCTTGAGAACGCCCGTAAGGCGGGTAAGAACGTTATTCAAGGTCATACCCACAGGGCAGGTCAATCGGCCTTCTCAGAGGGCTCTGGGGGCGTTTTAGGGCGTGTTCTGAGGGGTATCGAAGTGGGTCACCTCATGGATTATAAGAAGGTTTCATATACCGCTAATCCGAACTGGCAGCAGGCGTTCTTGGTTGTGTATGTAGATAAGAACAAGGTCAGTCCGGTTCTTACCTACTTTGAGAAGGATGGCAGTTTTATCTTTGAGGGCAAAGTCTATGGATAAGCCTTGCTGTGGCGAAGAATGGCTTGGATTTGAGGAAGATTTTGTTATCAAATCGTTATCAAAATATGCTTGTATGAGGTTGAAATAGCCTGAATTAAGTGCGACCCTTTAGGTGTTGGTGAAGCACAGTAGCCAACGAGAAGGGCTACAAAATGGACTTAACAGCATTTATTCGTAACGATTATATGTGTGCGTTTTGCCACTTACCAATGGGCGAGACTCATTGCTTTGGTTGCGGCGATTACAAGGGCGCAATGACAGCAACTGAATACCAGAAGTTTTTGGCTGCATAATGGACCTAACATACTTTGAAGCTGTAGGCCTATTGGCCATGACCCCACTAGTTGTGTTTGTTGCATACTGGAAGGGCTACAACAGAGGCAAGCGAGAAGGCTGGCACGCTGGCCGTTCATTACTACGCATACCGGTTCGCAATGATCGCTAATGAACTCCTTACTGAATCGACCAGACTGCTCTATGACAGAGGTTTGCAGTATGGAGACCCAACTGCTAATCACATACGAATTGCGCAATTATGGAGTGCGTATCTCAATCGTGGAATCGAACCTCACGAAGTCGCAATCTGTATGGCACTCGTCAAAGTCTCGCGTCTGTCTGAGCAAGCAACACACAAAGATAGTTACGCAGACGCTATCGCATACATGGCGATTGCAGGACATATCGCACTTACCGACTTCGACAACGATCTTGATGCTTACTAAAGCCAAGCATGGGGTCTGGTGCGATTACTGCAAGAGCAGGTTCGGTATTCACAACCCGAAAGGCACAACACAAGCTGCTTGGACAGTTCATAGCGAACTACCCAAAAGCCACGGGCGCAAGCGTTCATACTGTAATGACTGCGCAATAGATGTATCTAAGTGGGCTGATGGCTCATACTTCTCATTAGATCAACAGATAGAGTATGCAAAGACCAATAGCAACACTACACAAGGAGTATTAAATGGCTTTTAACCTAAATGATTATGAAACCGTTGAAGAAAGAATTACTAAGTTTTGGAAGGAATACCCAGATGGCAGAATTGAGACTGAATTACTTGAAGCGGGCACGCATCGTTTTGTTGTTGAGGCTCGCATATTTAGGACTGAGGCTGACGCAAAGCCTTATGCGACCGATATGGCGGCAGAGTCATTCAAGCCAGAGAGTTCACTTGCTGAATTTGCGCTTGAACGCTGTTCTACTAGCGCGATTGGCCGGGCTCTTGCAACTGGTGGATTCGCAACTAAGAAGCGCGCTTCCAGAGAAGAAATGGCCAAAGTCAATAGAGTTACAAACGAGGAAAGAAGTGCTGTAATAGCAGATGCACCGCTGGCCATTAACAATACTTGGGATGAGTTTGTTAGCGAAGAACCTAAGCAACCTGTTGTAACGCTAGCTGACGCAGCTGAGATGGTTCAGCAATCCTTTGGTGAAGTTGAGCCAATTCCTACATGTTCGCACGGTAATCGTGAGATTAAAGAAGGTGTATCTGCTGGTGGAAAGGCTTGGCGCGGAGCAATGTGCAACGTGCGTGGGGCATCTAAAGGTGATCGTTGCCCACCAATTTGGTATGTAATGAGCGTTAGCACAGGCAAATGGAGATTACCGGAAGGAGTTGAGTAATGAATCATGACGAATTACTTATATTGTTGAAAGATTACGCTGGTGCCGCTGGATTACGAATGGATCGTAATTCTTGGCTTATTCTTGCCGATGTTGTCGAATTGCATAAGCCTTTGAAGGCAAATGATTTATTGCTATGTGAATGTGCGCCTCTTACTTACCCTTGCCCGACTATTCATGCTATTTTGAAAGGAGTTGAATAAATGGGTTATGCAGAAATAGTAAGACCAGATGGCACAATCGAATTCTACGGCGATGTGCCATTGCTGATCTGTCAGTTATGTAACGAGATACCAAACCAAGATGATGGCGTTTGGACAGTTAGTCTATCACCACTGCAATGGCAATGCGAGAAATGCCATACCGTCAATGGGTAACGGATACATGCCACCATCCCAAACAGATGACTGGACAACTCCAGCAGACCTGTTTGAACAGGCCAATGGGTTTCATGACTTCGAGTTAGACGCAGCTGCCAGTTCAGGCAATCGTCTATGTGACCAATGGTTTGGCCTAGACCATCCAGACCCAGACAGGCGTGACGGCTTGACTGGTCAATGGGTTGGCCGCACTTGGGTTAATCCGCCTTATGGCAGGGGCATATATGATTGGGTAAAGAAGGCAGCATCTCATGATGATCTAGTCATGATGTTGTTACCATCAAGGACAGACACCAAATGGTTTCATGAGTTTGTATTACCCAATGCACATTTACAGTTCATTAAAGGTAGATTAAAGTTTGGTGCTGGTGTTAATCCTGCGCCATTCCCGTCAATCTTGGTGACATTCAATGGCTAATCACCGCAAGCACAGGGGCTACAAGACGCAACGCGTGATAGCTGACTGGTTGAAGCAATGGTATCCCTACGCTGAGTCCACCGGGGCAGGCAGACAAGGCGAAGATATAACAGGGATACCATTCTCAATAGAAGTAAAGGCCCGGTCAGACTTCCAGCCATTAGCCTGGATAAAACAAGCTGAGAGCAACAAGGGTGGTAAACTTGCCTTTGTAGTTAGCCGCTGCAATGGGCAGGGCGAGAACGCTGAGGAGTATTTAGCCTTCATGCGGCTTGGTGATCTAATGAAGATACTCCAAGACCGCGCACCTAATAATGAACCTACCAGATGCAAGCAATGTGGTGGTTGGATGATAGAGAACGCAATCTGCCACACTTGCCAACAAGGGGGAATTAATGGGCGATGAATGGTATTCACCAGCCTTCATATTTAACACACTAAACGTGCGCTTTGACCTTGACGTGTGTCATCCAGCGCGGCCTACTAATGTGCCATGCGATAGATACTTCACTAAAGAGGATGATGCCTTAAACCAAGATTGGCAGGGCTTTGTCTGGATGAACCCACCATACTCAAACCCCAGGCCGTTTATACAAAAGTGGTTAGATCATGGCGATGGCCTGGCTTTGCTTCCAATGGCCAAATCTAAATGGTTTAATGAACTAATGGAGTCTGAAGCAAAGTTTGTGTTAATGCCATCGAACATGAAGTTTGAAGATCAAGAGGGCAAGAACATAAGCCTTATGATGGGAACAATGTTATGGGCCATTGGTGAACGCTCAATTAGAGTCTTAAACCAAGCGGGCTTTGGTAAGATGCGCTAATGCCTAGATATGATTACGGCTGCGATCTATGTGCCGTTATATACGAAACCACCGACAACCCAGAGTCTATTCAATGTAGCTGTGGGGGAACTATGACACGGATCTGGACTGCACCGGCAGTTGTATTTCGTGGGAAAGGCTTTTACAAGACCGATAACCGATAGCCGAATCGTCTCAATATATGAGATGACACGCCGAAGGAGAACGCTCAAATGTTTAATCAACTTGACAAGGCCATTACACTTAACTTGCTAAAGTGCTTCAGGCACTTCGCGCAAGCCGCAACGCGGATCGCTTGCGCAGTAGTAAGTGTCCTGGGGATACTATTCATTAGCGCGGCTAATGCCGTTGCACCAATACATGATGGTATTCAAATACAACAAACCCCAAAGATGTATGCAAAAGCCAATCTTCCATTA